GAACTGGCGCAGAAAATTCTATTGCGTGATAAATGGCTTCATTATTCGGGTAAACTACCCAAAGAAAAAATCGATGAGTATGGTTGGTCCTATGATCCCTTTGATGGAAAAACGATCCTCAAATCTGATTTTCATTATTTCTTTGAAAGTGATGAAGACTTGCAAAGAAGTGAAGAACAGATCACTTATCTTAAAACTGTAGAAGAAACTTTGAAAGAAATTGTGGACACGATTAAGTGGAAACATCAAACAATTCGAAACATGATCGAGTTTGCCAAGTTCACTAGTGGCATGTAAATCAAATGATCAAGATTTCAAAGTTGAACGAAGCAAAATTGATTATCGAATCTGATGATTCGGGGATACTTCGTGAACTGTATGAATATTACACATTCTTTGCTGAAAATTATAAATTCATGCCCGCTTATCGAAATAAGATGTGGGATGGAAAGCTTCGACTTTTCGATCTTCGAACACAACAACTCCCATATGGTCTACTGACCCAAACACTCACTTTTGCCCAAGAAAGAAGTTATGGAGTAAATCTTGATTCTTCGATAAAACATAGTTGGAAAGACAGAGAAGAGATTAAATCATATATCGATGATCTTCCTCTTTCGGTAAACGGTAATACTATATCTCCCCGAGATTATCAGTTACATGCGGCGATGCATGCTCTCATTCGACATCGATGCATCCTTCTATCTCCAACGGGATCTGGTAAATCTCTCATTATTTACCTTTGTATTAGATATTTTCTCCATCAATACGAAGACAAGAAAGTATTGATTGTTGTACCTACCACTTCTTTGGTTGCTCAAATGGCCAAAGACTTTCAGAATTATTCATCCTTTGATGACACGTTTGACTCGGCCGAGGAAGTACATCAAATTTACTCCGGAAAAGAAAAATTCGATTTTGAGGCCTCGGTTGTAATTACTACGTGGCAAAGTGCAATCAAACTTCCCATTCAATGGTTTAATCAATACGGAATGGTGATAGGAGATGAAGCTCACACGTTCAAAGCAAAGTCTTTGACAACGATCATGAATCGTTTGGTTAACGCTGAATACAGAATTGGAACAACCGGAACACTGGATAATATGATGGTCAACCAACTTGTATTGGAGGGAAACTTCGGGCCGCAATACAAAGTAACTTCCACAAAGGAGTTGATGGATTCGGATACCTTGGCGCAATTGACCATCAAATGTCTGGTTCTTAAGTATTCAGATGAATCGAGAAAAAATACAAAGGGATACAAATATCCAGAAGAGATTGATTACCTAGTAAGCCATCAAAAAAGAAATAACTTTATCGTAAACCTTACCGTCGATCAAAAGGGAAACTCTTTGGTTCTTTATAATCTTGTGGAGAAACACGGGAAACCACTTTATGAATTGTTTCTTAAGAAAGTGGAAAAGAAAAGAAAGGTATTCTTTGTTTCAGGATCCGTAAATGCCGAAGAAAGAGAACGAATCAGAGAGATTACCGAAAAGGAAAAAAATGCAATCATAGTTGCTTCAAGTGGAACTTTCTCTACAGGCATCAATCTAGTTAACCTAAATAACATTGTGTTTGCTTCTCCGACAAAATCTCAAATACGAGTTCTACAATCGATTGGTAGAGGATTGAGAAAAACGGCCGATAGTAAACCAACAACAGTTTTTGATATATCTGATGATCTTTCTTGGAAAAAGAAAAAGAACTATACTCTGAATCACGCCATTGAGCGTAATAAAATATACTCAAAGGAAAAGTTTCAAACCAAAATATACGAGGTGCCACTATGGACTTAGAATGGAAAGAGATATTTCAAACACTAATAGAAGGAGTTGATGGAATAGATATTTTTACCTATCGTTTATCTGATGGTAGCTACATTATGGCTGAAGAGTTATCATATGATAATATTAATGATGTTATTACCATTGACCTTCCGGTTTCTCTTAACAAACGTAAAAATGGACAATTTGTTTTAGATCGTTGGATGTTTCAAGATGAGATGGAGATTGAAGATGGAATAACCACTGAACCGATCTCATTACTAGTAGATAATATTATCGCTAGATCTAAAGCTCCCATAAATCTAAAAGAAACCTATATCAGATACAATTTCTTTGATAAATTATCCAATACATTGGATAGCGAAGAATTCGAATCATTGGTTGAAGAATTATCTTCCACTAACCTTGATAAGAAGGATACTACTAGCGATCCTCTCTTGGATATGTATAATAAGAGGATACAGTACCCATATTGGAATTGATATTCGGTCTTTCTTGAAGGTTCTTAGAGTATTATACCCATTATGAAAAAACATGTCAATTAAATAATTTTTTTATTTACAATATTGATTTTTTGATATAATATACATTATTATGAAAGTAAAACCTAAAGATAAGCCACATTATGTGAACAATAAAGAATTTTCTCAAGCTGTAGTCGATTATGTTAATTCAGTCAACGAAGCGAAAGAAAGAGATGAAGATGATCCAGTCATTCCAGAATACATAGGAGAATGTTTTCTTAAGATATCTGAGGGTCTGTCTCGTAAACCAAACTTTATTGGTTATACCTATCGAGAAGAAATGGTCATGGATGGTGTTGAAAACTGCATTAAAGTCATTATGAATTATGACGTTGAAAAGGCCACAAGAACTGGACTGCCCAATGCATTTTCGTACTTCACTCAAATTGTTTGGTATGCTTTTCTTCGAAGGATTCAAAAAGAAAAAAGGTATCAAGATATCAAAGAAAGATATACGATCTATGCTGATATCAGCAATTTCGCTGAGTTTGATGGAGGAATAGACTCGACAAGTATCATTGATCGAGTGAGACAAAAGTCACAACAGCTTCGACAAAGAGATAATGAGTTGAAACAGATCGCAAAGAAGGAAAGATCTAAGAGGCGATCAAAGAAAAAGATTTCCAATAAAACAGATGGATTGGAAGCTTTCTATTCACCACTTTAAGCGGGTATAGCATAATGTTAATGCGGTAGTTTTCCAAACTACTGATGGGGGTTAGATTCCCTCTGCCCGCTCCAATATTGCCCCGTTCGTCTAGCGGTTAGGACACATGGTTTTCATCCATGCAACAGGAGTTCGATTCTCCTACGGGGTACCAATTTTCTTAAAAACGATTACACCATCAACCAACATAACCTCAAACTTATCTCCAGCTGATACTTTAATCTGGTCCGAGTTTAGATCATTATCAAAGATAATGTCTCCACTATCAGTGAGTTTAAAGTGGTAATCAACAAATGTCATCGACATGTATTTACTTATATAAAAAATAATGTTGACCTTTTAATTGAACTGTTTTATAGTAGTCCTTAATAATATGAGCAAAGTAGCAATAATTTCAGATACCCATTTTGGGGTACGCAATGGTTCTGACATATTCCTTAACTACATGGATAAGTTCTTTACGGATGTATTCTTTCCCTATTGTGAGGAGAATGGCATCAAGAGAATTATTCACATGGGTGATTTTTTTGATCATCGAAAATTCATCAACATCAAAGTTCTAAAACGAGTAGACGATTTTTTCACGTCTCAACTTGTTGCTCATGATATGACAATGGACATCATTTGTGGCAACCATGATGTTTATTATAAGAATACCAATGATCTTAATTCTCTTCAGGAAATTCTTGGGGGAAACGAAAGAATTCGAATTCACATGAATCCCGTAGATTTGAAGTTTGGAGATCTTCAAATCGGCATGTTGCCATGGATTTCAAATGACAACTACGATGAGTGTATGAACTTCATACAAAACTCTAAGTCTTCCATCATCGCTTCTCATCTTGAATTGAATGGATTTAAAATGATGAAAGGAGTCGCTGTTTCATCTCATGGTATGGATCCAAAACTTTTCTCTCGTTATGAAATGGTTCTTTCGGGTCATTATCACACTAAGAGTTCAGATGGGAATATTCACTATCTTGGAACACAGTATGAATTAACTTGGGCCGATGCGGGCGATCCGAAACATTTTCATGTTCTGGATACTCAGACAAGAGAAGTAACTTCGGTCAAAAATACCAACAGTCTTTTTCAACGTATACGATATAACGATTCTCAAAAATTGCCCAATATCTCAAAAGAGGATATTGAAGGAACGTATGTAAAAATTGTAGTCGTAAAGAAAAAGGATCTTTACGCCTTTGATAAATTTGTCGATAAGGTTCAATCTTATGATCCATTTGATATTAAGAT